CAGTGTTCGACGCCTGCATGACCTTCTTGTCAGGGAACTTGCCAAGGAACCAAGCCGGGAGCATGTACGAGCCAAACTCCGACTTCGTGTGCCGTGGCGGCATGGAAATTGCTAGGCGCTTCAACTTTCCCGAGGCAATATCCTCAAACGCTTTGGCCACGACAGCATGGTGCCTGCCATGAATAAATCCCGGCCACATCTTCTTGACGAAAGCCATGAAGGACGCCTGACACTTCTCCCGCTCCACCGCAGCCTTGTACTCAGCCACCTGCTCCAAGAGCTTCTCCTGCTCATGGATGGGCAACTGAGCGACCAACGCCTCCAAATCCTGCGGAGCAGTTTTTTTATTTTCAGGCTGGCTCATACGTCATTTCAAAGATGTCCGGCTTGCACGGGTAGTGCTCTCCCTTCACGCCAGTAATGATCCAGTCGCCGGGGGTGACAAGCATTTGCCCTTCAAGAGTTTCAATGTAGGCTTGCGGTGTTACACCATCGTCCGGGTCCACCGTGTGCATCTTAAACACCGCCAAGTGATCGCCATGCTTGAACCACTGGGTCGCCTCAATGACCACGGGCTTCTTTCTGAATTTCATTCCAACTCCTTCAGGTTCTTGTAGTTCACCCAAGCCGGGCGAATCGTCCGACCCACTCCATCCATCTTCTTGATCACCCCAAGCTTCACCAGCCGGTCCACAATGTTCTTCGTCGAGCCAATCCCCATCTTGCCACGCACATACGCAATATCCCTCAAGGTCGGCGAGAACCCATACTTCTGCCACCAAGCATCAATCACCAAAAAAACTTCCTTCTGCGCCGGGCTCATACCCATCTCCATACACTCTTGCCTCGTAGGATCGCTACGCCGAATCTTCATGTCCCTGTGGATAACTTTTTTCAAGCAATCTCCACGCTTTGATTGCTTCGTTGTTTTAGTAGTAGTTGCCATTTTAAATTACGCCACAAGTACCAACTTATTTTTCCGTTCCGACTGCCTATTTTTTAAGCAAAATACCCCCCGGGGGTCAGCTCTCCAACGATGACGGGGGGGTCTCCTCGGGAGAGGGGGGTGGGGCCTCTCCGTTGGGAGTTTCTGAATTGAGGGGGTCTATGGATCGTTCGTGTGGAATAGTATGCTTCTTGGCACGGGACTCCGCCTCATCAGTTTGGGGGGTCGGGGGCGGGTGGGTCGCGTCGCCAGCCAGTTCTCGCATCAGGTCGTCGGCCTGAGCGTCGATGATCGTTGCATCAATGGCGCTCGCGTTGCTCAGTTGCTTGAGCTGCGCCATGATGGCCGCTCTTGCATCTTCGCTGCTGGTGATGGTCCTGACTTCCTTACGCTCAGTGAATGCCGCCACTTCAGTAACAGTACCCAACACTTTAGCTGCTGCGGTTATTTGCCCCGGTTTGCTGTCGGGATCAATGATTACTTTGACAAGGCTTTGTATAACCAACTCGCGCAATGCTGCAGGGTTTCGATGTTTCGCCCCCTCTATAGCGAGTTGGTAGGCCTCTATTTCTTGGGCAATGCTGGGTTTAGCCTTGAGCTTGCTTGCTTCGCTACCCTGTAACTTAGGGTTTCCCCTTGTGTTATATGCCTTCCTGTAGGCTGCAGCACCTGTAGACCCTTTAGCCACTTCCATAGCAAATAGCTTTTGTTTAGCGGTTAACTCACGTGCTGCACTCTTACCCAAGATATGGGAGACGGGGACAGAATCGAGGGATTCGGTTATCTGAGCCCTTGTAAGTTTGCTGGGTTGTTTATGTTCTTTCATGGGGCAAATGGTAGAGGAACAGCGCAAGAGCTGCAAAGCTTCGCTTTAAACACGCCCCGCGAACACCTGAGCACCACCACCAGCACCCAGCAGCAGGCCAGCGCCCGGACCACCTGAAAGCCACCAGCAAGGCAGGCACCAGACACCGACACCACCACCGGCAGCAGGTCAACCCGCTACAGGCTTTCCCCCCTACAGCAGCAGCAAAGCCGCAGGGCTTCGCCCATAGCCCGCGCCTATCGAAACCCCAAACCGATTAAAAAATACTCGACGCAAAAACAGCAAAAAAATGCCCGCAGGACTTCGCAAGCCTCAAAAACCATGGCACATTATTAACAGGCAGAAAGCCTAAACACCTAACACACAGGAGCACACACCATGCGGACAATATCAAACACATACAAGGTCAGCACAATGATTGAGATAACAGGCTGCACAGAACAAACAGCCATTGCCTATTTGATGGCCGAGGAGTGGGACATAACGGACGCACTCACATCGTATAAGGCCGACCAGATCAAATAACCCACAGGAGCCCACGACATGACCAAGCAAGAGCAGAAACAAATCGACCGCGCAACAGCCCAAGGCCGGGGCGCATTGCTTCGCACACTGGCAATCATCCACCGAGCAGGCAGCACACGCACACAAAAACAAATCACAACCATGATTGATGAAGCAGGCGCACAGGATGAATTCACCATGGTTAACGGCGCATTACTGCACAAGGCAGAAGGCACCGCAGCACTGTTAAACAACTAAACCACCAACAGGAGCCCACAGCATGAAAAACGCATACACCGCCAACGGTTACACCGACCGCGCCGACTATCTCGAAACTTTGTGCGAAGAGTACCCCCGCGAGATTGTCCACACACTGGCCGACCTACTCGGACCCGGTGAAGACTTTGACGGTTTGGTAACCGCCCTTGAAGATTACAGCGAATAACAACCCCGCCCGCCTAACCAGCGGGCACAACTGGAGCCCACACCATGCAATCACTCCCCACAGCACTGACCACCGCCCAACTAGAAGGCATTTTGTCTGCACTGGCAACGCTACCCAGCGCCACAGTAAACCGCCACCCGGACGTTATCACCGTGACAGCCACCCGCAAAAAGACGGGCGAAACAGTCAAAGTATTAAGCGCCGTAACCCGCGACCGCCAGCACTGGCACGTTATGACAGCCCCCGGACTCATTACACCCACTTTCACCAACTAAGGAGCCACCACCATGACCACCGCCGACCGAATCCGCACCATAGCCGCCCGCCTTATCGGTTACCAGACCCAAGGCCACGGATTTAACAAGGTACACCACAGCCTAACGCGCCGTAATGCTTTGCAGTGGGCGCACTGTTACGACCGCGCCACCGTTACCCGTTTTGGCCGCTTTGTGGCCAGCACCACCACCAAAGGAGCTTGAGCCATGACCACATCGAACGCAATCCCCGTTATTGGTTACACCGTAGCCGAAGGAAACCCCGCCGAGGGTTTCGCAATGTATGGCTTTTTCAAAACAGCAGACGAAGCCGCCGAGGCCGCAGAGCTGGACCGCACCACAGGCCCGGATTATTGGATTCTCCCAATCTATGAAAGCCAAGCATGAAACGAATCACACACGCACCAGCCGATAGCGCATATATCGGCAGCACCGAAGGCCCGGACCGCATAAGCGCACAAGTACTCGAACTGATCGACGAAACGACCGCCCCCGCCTACATACAAGACCCGGACGGCACACGACATTTTTTTGAACTATGCCCGCAGGATTTCCAGCCCCGCGCCTACAGCAACGAAACCAGCTTTTTATAACCCACAGGAGATAACACCATGAGCCCAAAAATAACCCACATCATCAGCATGATGGACGACAGCAAAACCCAGTATTCACAAAACATGATTGTCAAAACCACCGCTTGCACCTGCATAGAACACGCGCACAACTTGGCACGCAATTGGATGCAAGAAAGCACAAATTTAAATCACTCTGTCCACATCGCCCAAGTGATCGAAACCCACCAACTCGAAACCACAGTAAAAGTGAGCAAACCATGAAACCCCAAGACCTTCAAACACTCGCAGCCGCAGCCTTGATGCCCGCAGGTTTTCGCCACCATGACAGCGGAGAGCCAGCCGAGCCCGCAGCAGTCACCGCAGCCGCAGCAATCGCCGCCAAGGTTGACGAGCTGGGCCAGCTTCACGCCACCATGGCCGACATGAAACGCAAGGCCGACACCCTACGCGCCGAACTGGAGGACGCAGGCCTAGACAGCATCGAAGGCCAGCTTTACCGGGTCAACTTCGCCCAATGCGCAGGCCGGACCCTCACCGACTGGAAGACCATAGCCGAACGCCTGAAGGCAAGCCGCCAACTAATCGCAGCGCACACCACCACGGGCGAACCATCCACCCGCATGACCGTTAAAGCACGCCAGACACACTAAACCACCAGCAGGAGCACACAACATGGGCCAATATCACAAGGTTTACAACGTAACCAAACGCGAATTTATCCACCCCCACCGCATCGACAACGGGTTAAAGCTAATGGAGCAAGTAGGCCACGAGCGCAGCACCGCGACCGCCTTATTTTTACTACTGGCAAACAGCAACGGCAGAGGAGGAGGAGACGCCCGCCAGCATGAACTTATCGGACATTGGGCAGGCGACCGAATTCTGGTACAGGGAGACTATGCAGAAAAAGGAGACCCAGCATTTAAAAGCCAAAAAACGCTAAACGCTTACACCGACATATCCGCCCAAGTGCTGGACATGCTTAACAACGAATTCAACTAAAGGAGCTAACACCATGGGCACGACTTGCTACTTAATCAACACCCGCCAGACCACCAAGGCAGCAATCGAACAGCACGAGCGCCAGCAATATATCGCAGGAGAGCGCCACGGGTTTGACTTCGATTATCTGACCATGAAGGGCGCGACCGGGTACGGAATAATGCACCGCCAAGACAAAGACACCGGACAAAAAACACACTTCGGAATTGTCTTTAAAACCAGCCGCCACAAAACCGACCATTGGGGAATGTCTGAATTTTGCATAAAGGAAATCACGGAGGACATGGGGCCAGTCCAAACAGACGCGCCCGCCAAAATGCTAGACATGCTCGACAAGCTAGCCCCAAACCCCACAGGCCACGCCGCAGACTGGCGCACCGCATGCCGGGAAACAATCGCACGCAAGCGCACACCCAAGGCCAAACCAGCAGCAGGCCAGCGCGTGACCTACAACAAAACCGCATACACCCTAAGCCACCCAGCAGGCCCCCGGAAGGGTTGGATTGTGCACAGTGACACTGGGGCACGATACCGAATGAACGCCCGACAAGTAGCGCAAGCCCTGAGGGCACCGCCACCAGCGCCGCCAGAGCCACCCCGCAGCAAAGAACAAACGCCCGCCGAATTTTTCAAAGACCATTTCCAATTTGTCCACGTAGGTGACCCAGCATGAAACATTTCACCATGAACCCCGCCACGCCGCACCCAGACAGCGACAGCGAGCCCGCACCAATGCCGCTTGATGACGCTATCAGGTTTGCCCTGAAGGTTTTAAAGGACCCGACCGCCACCCAATGGCAGCGCCAAAAGGCAGCGGACGAACTGCAATTCAGCCACGAAACACAGGAACCCGCAACATGACAACAATTTCAAAATTTCATACCGGTTTTATCAATGCAATGGTGCAAAGCGCATACAAATTCGACGCCGTACACACAAAAACAAAAGACGAGCCGCCCATGAGTGACCGCCAATTGAGGGATTTTTATTGTGCATTTTGCGGATGCACCGAACAGCCAATGAACGAGCCGTTTTGCTATCCGTTTTGCCCCCAATGCAAAGCAATTTAAAGGAGCCCACACCATGAAATATCATTTCATTCAAGCCAGCAGCAACCGCAAGACCGGACCAATCCCGCAGACATACACCAGCCGCGAATCTTGCCCGCCCTCATGCGCTCATTACCGCAGCTCATGCTATGCGGAGGATTTTTACACCCGGTTAAATTGGGACAAGGTAAGCACCAGAGGAACCGACCTTGCTGGACTGGCGCACGCTATCAGCCGACTCCCCAAGGGCCAGTTATGGCGAATGAATGTAGCGGGCGATCTACCCGGAGAGGGTGAACAGGTGGACGCTTATGCACTCGGGCAGATTGTCAAAGCCAACAGAGGCCGGAGCGGGTTTACATACACCCACAAGCACAGCCCGGACGCGATCAAATGGGCAGGCCACGCCACACGCTGGGGCTTTACCGTGAACCTAAGCGCCGACGATGTAGAGCAGGCCGACCGACTCGCCGCCCATGGTTTGCCCGTGGTTGTTGTTGTCCCCATGGACACGCCCAAGCACAGCCGGACACCCGAAGGACGCCCTGTATTGGTTTGCCCCGCTCAAACAACCGATTACATGACATGCGCTTTATGTGCCTTATGCCAACGCGCCGACCGCCGCCAGATTATCGGGTTTCGAGCCCATGGCAGCAAAGCAAAGCAGGCAGACCGCACCGCCCGCCGGGTTATCCCAATCGCCGCAGCTTGAAAGCACCAGCGCCAGCCCTTGAAGGAGGGTTGTCGCGGGCACTTTTACCCGCTACAGGAGCCAGCACCATGGAAGACCAGAAACCAAACTACAACAGCACCGCCGAGGAAATCATTGATTACTACGACAGCCACCTTACAACGCCCACGCTTAAAGAATTAGCCGACATGACAGGCCGAACAATCCCATATTTAAAGGGCCTACTGATGCACCCCGAAAAGGTCAAAGCATGACCAAATGCACGAACGCCGAACCCGGTAACTATGGCCACGAATGCGGGAAGCCCGCCCAATGGACCGCGACCAAGCCCAACGGGTACAGCTCAACATTTTGCGACCAATGCCGCCAGCAGGGCAGCGAGGCCCGCGCCTATACCCAATGGACACCATACAAGGAGCCCCAGCAATGACACACACCGAAGCAACCTATATAACCGCAGGCCACCGCTACGAACGCGCCAGCACCCCCGGACAAGTCGCCGCAGCATCACAGGCAATCCGGGTTTTATTGGAGGCAGAGAAGCCCCACGACCAGACCGAAGCCCGCTATTTAATCGAGCAAGGCAGACAAGAGGCCCGGACAGCATGAAGCCCGAAACAATCGAGCGATCCATTTATTGGCAATGGCACGTAATCAGGCAAAGCCGCGACCCAGCGCAGCAGGCCCGATGCCGCCGAGCTATTGAACAACTCACCCGCCAGCTACAGCAGGCCCGGACACCATGACCGCCCCGTTATGGCCATTCCCCCCGCCCGGAGGTCCCACACCATGGCCCCCTGAGCAGGTGCGCGACTACCAGCGCCAGCAGGAGCAGCGAGCCCGACAGGACGCGCCGCCCGCCCCGTGGTGACCCCCGCCCGGGGTGGTTGCGAGACAGATGCCCCGCGTGATTGCGAGACAGATGCCGATTTTTTGATTGCGAGACAGATGCCAAACCAAAACCACCCGCTGACCCGCGCCTACATGCTGGGCGCACGAGCCACCAGCCCCGCAGCTATGACCGAGGCCATGCGCCTAATTCGTGCTTGCGAGACAGGTGCCGACCAACTGACCGTTGACCAGTGCAAGCTGGCCGCTGAAGTTTTGCTTGAGAGGAAGATGCCATGAAAAAACAACACGCCCAAAATGAGGTTGCTCGCCCATTCCTTTGGCGGGACCGTCACGGCGAGCGCCACTTGCCCGCGCACATGGAGACGCGCCACCTGTTCTACACCTTGCGCATGATCTGGAACAACACAATGCCAGCGAGCGCCAGATTGCCGGGCAACCTGTACAGCTTTGGCCCAACTTACACCCGCGAATACATGCTTGGCGCAATTGTCGCAATCGTGCCTGAGCTGGCCACCCGAAAAAACATGACGCCTGAGTGGAGGCAACAACTGCAACACATGATTGACTGGATTTCCATATATCAATTGAAAAGCGAAAAGCGTGCGCAGATTGAGGAGGCCGCATGAAATACACCGGACCCGCCAAACCCATCCCCACGCGCCGCGAGGCCATGTCAGACCGTGCTGAGCTGATCTGGTACGCCGTGTTGGCCGTGGCCTTTGTTGCCATCATGGCTTGGTTTTGAGA